GCTATCAGAAGAGCGCTGTGATGCTAGCTTATTAGCCCAATCCTCACTCATCTCTAGGTTCTCTACGGCATGTGACAAATCTTCATGATCGTTATATGACGAAGCTTCATTCGCGGTTCTATTCACACCTAACTTCTCACCGATATTATCCGCAAATTGATCTAATGCCTGCAATGCGTTTACAGCCTTGTTGTAGTCACCAGAGTTCAAATTATTAAACACATTCAATGACCAGTTTAATTGATCAGGATTAGTAGAAGAGTTTAAGATATAATCCTGTAACTCTTTAGAACCAGATAATTCTTGGTTGGTTGCTTCCAACTCTTTAGCATGATTAATCCAATGCTCGAATCTTTCTTGTGCTTTAGGTTTTAAGTTACCATAAACATCGGCGTCTTCTTCACTTAAGTTTGCTGGCGTTTCGCTTCCCGTGCTTGTTGAAATCTCTTCTGTTGATGCCTCTGATCTATCATCTTCTGCACTGACGGATTTTTGCTGTTCCGCCTCAGCTTCTTTGTATGTGGGAGCTTTAGTGGTGATTTCTTCGTCTGCATCTGATGCCTCCGGCCCACGCATATCACTCAAAGTTTCTTCTAAAATATGCAGGGTATCTTCATATTCGTCAATAGGTTCTTCTTCTACTACAGGTGATTCTTCTACCTCTTGATTTTCTTCAGCCATTACATTCCTCCCTGGGGCGTGCGTTGGTTATTCCTAAGTCTTTGGTTTGTTCTATTCTCCGGCGCGTTTACTGCTTCATTCATCTCCTGAGGTGGTGATGCTTGTGGTGGTTGTGCTGCGCTACCTGCCGACCCAGATGAGTTACCCATAGCCTGTTGCATAACTTGATCCTGCATCATAGCCTTTTGCATCTCTTCTGGTAAAGGCGGTAGAAACTTGCCAATATCTATCCTCTCATCAAAGCGTTTAAATGTCTCCTCCAGTAACTGTACATAAGGGTTAAACTGATCTGGTATGCCCATCTGTCTTATCTGCTGGACGAATTGAATGTTCTGCATTATGATAGGCATCAACTCTATCCATCTCATCTTCTCAGCATCGCTATCTGGCATGCCCGTGCTGCCAGCAGCTATGTCTAAGTATACCGAGTCATACAACTGTTGTTTGTTTAGCATCGGCCAGAAAGCATGTGGCCCTGCAATTTCTATCGCCTGTTGTGGTTGTAGTTCTTGCAGTAAAATCTCAGCCGCAAACCAAGCTAGATCCTTCAACCAACCCTCTGTTATGTCAACCTTCTCCGCTACACGTGTTGCTAATCCAGCCTGCTGGATGTTAGCTTCCGTTGCGGTCTTTGCCCGCATGATCCCACCACGTTGTGCATCACCTAACCCGCTTATCCATTCCATATCCGTACGTAATGCTGTAGTATCATAGACAGCAGGATTCATCGGTGGTGGATTAGAGGGTTGAAATACAGATCTAACATCCTGTCCAGATGCATTAATCAAAGCAATCTCGCCTATCGAGGCGTTACTAAAAACCTCTATATCCTCGTAGTTCACACGAGAGGCATCAGCAACAAAGAATGGAGCAGATAATTCCCTGTGTTTAGCTTGCTGTGAGCGGATGGTATTGTATTCGTCTTGCAAAGACATGAGCAGTTCGGTTTCAGATATTGGCCATTCTTCTCCATCAACCCAGTTCAAACCTAACACGAAATACGGGAAAAACTTACCTCCCATTCGCTGAGGATGAAAGGGCTCTTTGACCCACTTCTCACAACCTTCTACCCACGTGTATACAGTCTGAGTTGTTCTATCCCAGTACTCCCAAACGGCCATAGCTAGGTTAACATCCTCCGATCCAGAAGATCCTGTAAGTTGGTCACGTCTCAAACGATTCACAATACCATCTTGTGTTCTACGATAGATCGTAAACTTTTCCATCTCTTCTTTCGTAAGATCAAAACGATCCATAACATCTGGCGGTGTCATCCAAGTAACGTTAGCAATCCATTTGGCTTGATCGTAATCCTGTAGTGTATCAAGTGAAGTATCCATGCGAAAATCTTCCGGACGGATAAAACCAAGATTCAAACCTTCTCTTTGAATAACCTCTACATTAGCTTGCAATGAAGCGATAGTGTTTTCTACTTCTTCTATCAACTGATCTTTCTCGCCAGTGTACTCGTTGTTATCTTGCAACTGTTGAATGTCACTTTTCATCGCAGCCAAACTATCTTGTGCATCGTTAAACTGACGACTAACCAATGGATCTGTATAATAATCCCTTTGGTAAGTTACCTTGATAACACCAATTTTACTAGTCATACAAGACCGTAAAACCTGCTTTGCTATTTTCTTTAGCTCTGCCTTCTTGAGAGACTCGTTCAAAACGATCTGTAATGTCTGCGAGAACAAGTCAGCAATACGATATTCGTACCCACTAGGTTCTACCCAAGCATCAGGTCTTATTCTGATCTCAGGATTTTTAGCATAGATGTGTGGTAGCAAACCCTGCAAGGTAGCATGTATGATATTACCTTTTATTAGGCGGTTGCCTTCCTGTATGATCTGCGTGTCATTCATTACTTGAGACTGATTGTTCAATCTACCTAACGCATACTTCCTGGCGTGCTCAATTTCCTTATATTTTACTTTCCATTTCTTATATGAAAGCTCAACATTCTGCTGGAATTTCTTTAGCAAGCCTTTTGCGTTCGGATTGATCTGAGCATTCAAGTCAGTTGTGCCGCTTAGAATACCTAAATTATCTGCCATGGGTCATCCCTATCGTATAATTCATCAATTTTATCTAGCCACTCCATAGTAAAGGGTTTGGGACCCCTATCTTTGGGTTTCGGCTTTATGCTTCTTGCTCGTCTTAGCATTAAACCATACCTTGTTGCGTCGAACAAATGATCTTCCGCACTAGTGTCAATATCCTCTACCCTCTTAGGGTCTGCAGGCAATGTTGGAACAGTACGTAACCAGTGCTTGCATGTGCTAAAAACCTTTAGGTTTTCGTTAGCCAAACGATCGACAATCTCCTGTAAGCCTTGGATCCTAGATCCAGGACCCTTCGCGCTAGACTCCCACATAACACCGTAATCAGCAAATACATCTGCAACGCTTTTATGGCGACCGTCACGCATGAAGATCGCAGAATCTGCCACATTGCTCTTAAATCTAACTTTCTGTTTTCGCTCCAACTCCTCAGCATCGTTTATCTCCCTTGCTATTTCTTCTATTGGGCTTTCACTTCCCTTGTTAGGTTTAGAACTCCAATAGCGTTCTCTGTAGATATAGATTATACCATCATAGTCCTGTGCGAACCAGACGCATCCAGCCGGCGACTTGTAACCGTGGTCATAAGATTTCCACCTCTTCCACTCCAGAGGAATATCAAAAGGTTCTACAACATGCACATTTGGATTCCACACACCTTCAAAGAAAGCGCCCGGTGCAATGTTCCAATCACCGTCTAACCATGCTCTTACGAGCCATTCTGGTCCACTCTTTTTGATCCGGTCAATGTAACCCGGGTCGTTCTCCATCAGAGGAGTGTTGTCTTGGATCTTCGACGGAATGAAAATCGATTCCCCATCGTCATTGTCGATGTATCTTTCTTTCACCCAGTTATGCCCGGGTCCGCCTGGGTTAGCAGAAGCTCTGAACAGAACCGGCACGCCGGCAGCAGAACGCATGGTTGCACCGAGCATATCGATAGGTTCCGGCGATGGCCAGTTCCCGAGTTCGTCAAAGCCTAGGAAAGTTACAGAAAAACCCTGCAGCTTCATAGCATCAGAGTCTTCATCAAGATGTTTAAGTTGTAACACAGCTCCGCTGGGAGAGACCCATTTTCGCTCCCCGACTTTCCATTCCCAACCTTCCTGCACGAAGACGTACTGGCCTAGCTTTATGAGCTCGCCCGTTTCTGGAAACGATCTGCGGAACAGAAGGCCTTGCGCCTCCCTTCCGTATTTCTCTGCATGCTTGCGAAACGCTAGAAGCATTCCAACACTTTTAGAACCTCCGCGCGCTCCGCCAAACAGTATATGAGGATGCTCGCTATCCACAAACTTCTTCTGTGGACCTTCGAGTGCTGTCCAGCGTGTCTTCCGCGCTTCCATACGTCGCTGCATCTCTGATAGTAATAGTGCGCGAATTTCATCCTTAGGTAATCCGTTAGCTAAAGCGATAGATAAACTCATTACTGCCCCAAACCCATGGCAGAGATTTGTTTGCGTGGCACAGAGAAAGCATATAGAGTCGGAGTGTTTTGAATTTGAAAATTTAAGAACGGAGAACGATACTCATATAATACATACTGCTGTATAATAGGATCGTAATACCAATTGGTCACATTTTGCCAATGTTCTCGCATTACAGTGGTTCTGATTGTTACCATTTCACTGTTAGAGTTATATTCTATTCCTGTAATATATCCAACAATCAATTCCTTTATGGTTGCGCCAGCTAAGTGTGTGGTCGCTGTCGTTCCAAACATTCCTCTTTCTGATACACTCGGAATTATAAAATCATCTGTGTTTGCTAGATAGACCTCAGTACCCCAAAGATCAGGCAATAGAGACAGTGGGTTCTCGTACCGTATAATTTCGTCATCAATTATCATAAACGGTCCTAAAGACTCTGACAATTGTTGTGGTATTTGACCACGATGCGCAGCTAAAGTAACTGGCCCATTTATGTAAACTATAGAGCGCATACCACCTGTTACTAAATCAGCAGAAGTCACCACTAAGTCTGTAGCATTTATACCAACATCTAGAGATCCTTGAATGCCAGTTGATGAAAAGAATATATATGGCGTGGTTGGATTTAAAAGAAATGTAGGCTGCCCAACAATATCCCAAGGTGGTATAACTGATTCTGACATTACCGATTTTTTCATCGGTTTCACATCAGCAGCGGTAGACCAAGGCACCTCATCAAGATACGATATAACATCAGGCATTCCCTTGCCAGTAGCAGGGAATACTGTTTCTGTTATACCGGATATTCTAATGCTTCGCTGGGGACCCTGCGAGCTTAGAGAGCCTCCTCCAAATTGTCCACCCCCTATTCCGTCTCCATTCGACATTATGTAATCTCTATCATAGAGATATTATCTTCTGGTATAGAAAACAATACAATAGAAGGAACACCAACAGCAATGGTGTATTGCGTAGTTGTTGCCCACACGTTAACAAAACCAGAATCTGTGTTGTATTCAATGCGGTTAATAACACCGCGTAATATTTCTTGTATGTTCTGAGGCGCTGTATGAGATGCTGCTGTGGTACCTAACACCCCACGACTAGCTGTCGATGGAATCGTAAACGTACCGCCAGAACCACTCCTAGCGCTGTAATACATTACCTCAGTCTCTATCATCAGATACCCAGTAGCAGGGAAATCATCGATATCAGCAGCTGATGAACTCGAGGAAATCGTTAGGTCAGTGGCATTTATAGTAACGTCCATGACCGCTGCGTTGGTGCCGAGTTTTGTATAGAAATTCCCGGCATTGGTCAGCACAACTACATCAGCACCTGTGCTCCAAGGAATCTGATCAACGTAATCAATAACCTCCGGCATGCCTTTAGTAGCAGCCGGCATAATAACACGCTGGATGTTAGTTACTACAGGCATAACTAGTAAGCGCGCTTAGTCGTGCTTTTCTTGCGCCCTTGCGCTACAGTTTGACCAGTTTTCTTAGCGTGCTGTACAGCTTCTTTTTTACCCTTCGCTGTATAAGCAAAATGTTTATCTCCGACTTTTGGCATTACGATTTCCCCGCTTGTTTGCTGTAGTTAGTTTGCTCATCAGAAACCTATAAGTGAGCTACCTGGTTTACCTAAGTAATCTGATTCATCAATAAACTTGTAACCGCCTGGTGTACCATACTCTGGTCCATCTGGCATACTACCAAACGCTGTACCAGGATCTGTGCGGCGCTTGATTGCAGGTATCCTTTTAAAGAATCTACCACCTGTCTCCATAGGGTCACCCTCATCTTTGAACTTATCTGGATGTTCTCTTACTATACGACCGGTTGTTATAGCTTTACCAGTTATTGAATCATCCGATGATGCACTGCCTAATCCCCCACTAGACCCGCCGCCAGAACTCCCGCTTGATCCTCCGGCCCTATAGGCAGCAAGAGCAGCTCTGGGATCAAAGCCTACAGTAGTACCGTGCTTAGATATGTAACTCTCGCGCGCTGAGGTTAGAGCGCGGTTTGCAGATCCCACGGAGAAAGCATCTCCTGACCCTGCGCCTGCTGAACTACTCGGATCGCCAAACCCGGAACTACCAGGATCGCTCCAACCGGGACTACCAGGATCGCTAGGTTCAGAATAACCAACAGCTTGCTTCCAAATATCTCTTACTTTCCCAGTGTCAGAGAAGGTTAACTCTGTAGGTGCTGGCGCCATCGCTGTAGTGATTTCACCACTGCGTCCTCTTAGTTCGTCAAGAGAAGCTGTATCAGGATCAAACGAGCTTTTCCTAAACTCGTCTGGCGCACCTAGAATAGAACTTCTAAACTTCTCAGCCATTGAACCACTAGCGGTTTTTGCAGGGTCTACAAGTGTAGATCGTCTATTAGCAGAAGGCCTTCTATTAATTCTCGCCATTACGTCATCGCCACGTAGCACTCAACATCGACGTTGTTTACCAAACCAGAATACGCCGTTACCGTAACGAGGTTTTCAAGAGTAGGTGTCGGCACAACAGCTGAAGCAACGCCCTGTACAACGCCAACGCCTGTTGCTATAATAAAAGAAGCGCCAGGTGTTATCTCTGTCCAAGTATTACTCGCAGTGCCTAACAGGTTAACAGAAATATTGTTAGTATCATCTTTGTTGGTAATACGTAGGTATTTCAACGTTGTTCTATCGTAACTACCGGCTCCAGTTCCTATTCCAGTGAAATCATATAACTTAACCAACGTGCTATTTGGTACAGTAACGATACGCTGTTGAATCTCGTTAATAGCAGCTATGGTCAGATTATTTACGGCTGAGTAAGCAGTACCATTAAGTGATACGCTCTCAGTTAACTTTACCGTTAAAGTCCCTGAAGCTATAGTTGTCGCCATTATGCGTAGTCCGTTTTCAGTAGGTTAAGATAAACATAACCATCGATGCCCGAAACTGGCGTTACCACGATATCAGCATTAGTTGCATCACCTGGTTGCGTTGCCGTGTTTGGTATTGAATGATTGAAAGAACCCGTATAGTTAACGTTGGTAGCGTCTGTAACACCCGTTCCCGTAAACGCAATATTTACAGGAGAATCAACTGACCATTCCATGCTCGTGATCGTAAACTTCTTAAACCCATTTGTACCATCGTACATACCACGCAGAGTACTAGCATCCACGGTCATACCTACACCGCCGTTATAGAAACTCACTAGAGCGTGCGTATAGCCGCTCTGATTAGCGTTGGTTGTCAAGACGGCTGTAGCTGCACCAGAAGCCCCTCCGCCTCCCGTGATAGTAACGGTTGGGGCTGTAACATAATTCTGACCACCATTGTTTATTGTAATAGAGTCAATGTTTGGCCCCGCGCCGTCGTTGTTTAGTACAGCGGTTCCTGTTGCGGTTGTTCCACCCACTGGAGCCGAAAAAGCAACTGTTGGTGCGGATGTGTAACCAGTGCCCGCGTTTGTTATCGTGATGGAGTTTACCGTCTTACCCCCATTAAAAATATCGTTTAAAACCTTTACATTAGCGCCCATTAGTTAACCTCCGTTCCGAGTTCAAATTCATTCATTAAGCCTAACAGCTCTTCATCAGAGATGCCACGTACTGAATCATTTACATTAATATTCTGATCTAGTGCCCGCATAGACGGTACACATCTTTCGACCAGGATTCGTGCTGCTTGTACATCTCCTTCTTTAGCTGCATTAGCCAGAACTTCAATAACATCTGGCAAGTGTTCGCTAATCTGACTCCTCAACTGAGCCATTGATTTCTGACTTTTCCTGGGTCTACCTCTAGGGTTACCCGATTCTCCTTGTTTC